TTGCGGGTGAAGATTGCGCCGCCGGACACGCAGGCCGGGCGCGACGCCTTGACGTTGGTGCGCGGCGGGTATGTGGACCAGATGAGTTTTGCTTTCAGTGTGCGCTCAGACCAGTGGTCGAAGGACGCGGCGGGCAAACCGCTGCGCCGGCTGCTGGATGTGGAGCTGGATGGCGGCGATGTGGCGATTGTCACCGGGCCGGCCTATCCGCAGACGACGGTAGAGGTAAGAGATAGGGCGGCTGCGCTGGCCGGGGCCGGCGGCGTGGTGGAAGCTGAAAATAAACGAATTGAGGCAACGAGTGCGGAGGACCGGCTCGATTTGCTGAAGCGACAAATCGAACTGGAGAGAATGAAATGAAGACCCCGAGAGAATTGCGGCAACAGGCCGCAAAGTTGGAAGAACAACGGCAAGCTATCCTGACAGAAGCTGGCCTGTTGCTCGGTGCCGCGGAGAAAGAAAACCGAAGCCTAAACGACGGCGAAAAGAATCAATACGATTCGCTATTCACTGAGGCCAGGGAATTGGACGAGCGCGCCAAACGGCTCATTTCTGCCGCTGAAGAAATGGAAAAGTCATCTATTGCTGATGTTATCGCAAGCCGGCAAGCGCCGGTGGTATCGCGCGGCCTGGGCGACAACGAGACGCGGGCGCTGAGCGCGTTTATCAAGCGCGGCGACTTCGGCGGCGTTTCGCACCTGCGCGACGGCGATAACAGTATTCGCCTGGGGCCGGAATTACGCGCGTCGAACGATACGACTATGAATATCACGACCGCAGCCGACGGCGGCGACGCGGTTCCGACCGGCCATTTCGGGAACATCATTGCCCGGCGCGATGACGCCATGATTACGGCTCGCCTGGGCGTGCGCCGGATTCCAGGCGTGGGCACTTCGGTGAATGTGCCGATTGACAACGAGGCTGACGGCGAGTTTGTGAGCGCGAACGAATCCGGCGATTACGACCGTGACGCACCGGCCATCAGCAAGGTCACTTTCACGCTGGTGAAATACACCAAGAAGGTGGACCTTACGGTTGAATTGCTGGAAGACGAGGAAAGCCGGCTGATGCCGTTCCTGGAGGACTTCGTGGGGCGCGGCATGGCGAAGACGCATAACTCGCTGCTGCTGACGGAAGTCGCCGCGAACGGCACGGCGCTGAAGACGTTTGCCAGCGCGACGGTGATCGCCGTTGATGAGCTGGAGCCGATTACCTACAACGAGGCGTTGGGCAACTACCTGGATGATTCCGGGTCGGCGGCCTGGGTAATGCAGCGGGCGGTGCACGGCGAGATCGTGCTGTTGGACGATGCCAATACCCGCCGCTACGCCAATAACCAGATGGGCGGGCCGGGGCCGGAATTACTCGGCTTCCCGGTGGTGTACAGCGCGGCGAGTGGCGCGACGGCGGCCAGCACGAAAAGCGTGTACTTCGGTAACTGGAACTATGTGGGCCTGTACGAGTCCCCGAACTTCTCGCTGATTCGTGACCCTTACACACGCGGCGGGCAGGGTGAAGTGCTGTTGTACTACATGTTCCGGGCCGATTACGGCGTGCTGATTGCAGAGGCGATCGGATATGGTTCCCACCCGTCAGCTTAGCGTCTGACTGGAGTAGTCAGGGCTGATTCGATAGACCAACCGAGATGAATACGAGCATCGTAAGTTGACTTGCTGATATGAAAATGCCGACGCCATTCCGCAATCGTGCGAGTGTCCTCGCCAATAGTCACCCGGTGATTATTCCGGCGATTGGCAGCCTGTTCGGCGCCAGGAATCCAGCGGCAGTTGTCTGGTTCATAGTTGCCGTTCGTGTCAATGCGCTCAAGCGTGTGGTCTGGCGTCGGCTTTGGTCCCATATCGGCAAAGAAGTTGTCGAATCGTTGCCAGCGGTCACAGATGGCGATTCCGCGACCGCCATAAAGATAGAACTTACTGGACCGGGGATTCTGGCAGCGTTCCTTCATGGCGCGCCAGGAGCCGTATTCCGGGGAATGTCGCCTGCCGTGAGTTGTGTTGCGAACGGTAAGCAACTCACCGCGAAAGCAACCGCAACTGTACGTGCTGCCGCTTATGAGGGCGCTTCGCTGATGAGTGCGAAGCGTGCCGCAATCGCACCGACAGTTCCAGTACGATGCCTTGTTGTGAGTGTGGGAAAAGCCGACAACGGTCCAGCGACCGTAGCGGTTGCCGGTAATGTCTTTGATGCGTGGTGGAAGTCGTTTTGCCATTGTGTACTCCTTTGTATGCAGTATAACACGATGTACACACAGGCGCAAACATGACGCATGACGTGATGGTATTCACGCCGGTCTACAGGCTGGAGCCGGAGACGGTTCAGGCGCTGTTCGCTCTGGAGTGGGACGGCCCGCTTACCTGGGTGCTACAGCGCGATAACCCGCAACCGGGAACAGACAGAGCGACCGGCGTGAGGAACCATCTGCATCAGTACCAGAGAGGAAGAGAGACGTTTCTGGCGGGCCGGTATGATGCCATGCTCGTAATTGAGAGCGACATCATACCGCCGCCGGACACGCTGAAACGGCTGGCGGCGCTGGAGTGCGATGTGGCCTATGGCTGCTACATGTTTCGCAATTCGCCGGTGGTGAATGTGTTCGAAAGGTACTACGCCTATACCAGCGGCAAGAAGGCTGTAAACGTTGGCGAATCGCTGACGGTGCGCGGCTTGTGGCCCTGGGCTTTGCAGATGGGGCAGGTGGAATGCTCCGGCGCTGGGTTGGGCTGCGTGCTCATCCGGCGGCATGTGTTGGAGAAGATTGATTTTCGCATCCTGCACAACACGCGCGGGGTGCATTGCGATTCGTGGTTTACGAATGACGTGTACGACGGCGGATACCGGATGCGGGCCGATACGCGGGTGCTGTGTGGGCATAAGCGTGAGGATGGGGTGATTCTGTGGCCGCCAAGTTCTTAGAGGTGATTACGCGCTGCTACCGGCGGCCGACCATGCTGCGCGAGAACATCGCCAGCCTGATCCAGCAGACCGACCGCGACTATCAGCAGGTGCTGCTGCACGACACGATTGGCCGGGGCGTGGCCTGGGCCAATGGGCAACTGGCGCAATACACGCCGGAACATAGCTATGTGTGGATTCTGGACGATGACGACATGTGCATCCGGCCTGAGCTGATTGCGGAGTTGAAGGCGATTGCCGCCGAGCATGAGCCGGACGTGATTATGATGCGAATGGACCACCAGAGCCGGGGCGTTCTGCCGGACGGTGATTACTGGGGCAAGCCGCCCGCAATAGCGCATGTGGGCTGTTCGGCTTATGTGGTTTCGTTGGGAACGTGGATGGACCACCGCGACGCATGGCGGAATGGCGGTTACAGCGCCGACCATAGCTTTATTGCGGACGTGTTTGCCGCTGAGCCGCGAGTGTACTGGCATGATGTTATTGCCAGCAAGGTCCAGCGGATAAGCCTGGGTGAGCCGGAATGATGCGCGTCGTGATGTGCTTGCCCACCTGCGGCCGGGGCGACCAGTTCTATCACCGGACATGGACGTTGCTCCGGCAGGAAGCGCCGCCGGGCGTGGAGCTGGTGGTGGTGGTATCTACCGTCGAGGGCGATACGCATACCTGGAAAATGGCCGCGTATCTGGACAACAAATTCCCTGGGCAGATTGTGACGGTTAAGCGGTCGGCAAATACCACGGCGGTAGACGGTTGGCTACAGGCGCACGCGGCGGCTCCGGGGGCAGATTGGTATGTGCTTGGGGCGGATGATGTGGAGTGGCATCCCGGCTGGCTGCTGGAAGCGCTAGACATTGCCAACATGACGCGGGCGCAGGTGATCGGGCTGAATGACCTGAGCACGAACCTGGACGATTACGCGCCGCATTACATGATGAGCGGCGAGTATGCCGCCAAGTATGGCTTTATTCCGGCCGGGTACCGCTCCTGGTGGTTCGACCGGGAGGTGTGCCAGGCAGCCAGGGCGCGGGGCAAGTACGCGCCGTCATGGAAGAGCATCGCCGAACACTTGCACCCGGATTGGGGCAAGGCGGAGATAGATGCAACGTATCAAAGCGGTATGCCTTATCGGGATGCGGACCATCATCTGTACGAGAGGCGGCGGGCTGGAGGATTTGAGTATGCGCGTTAGGGCGTTGACTTCATTTGCCGGAAACGGCGTGTCGGTTGGCATGGGCGATGAGTTCGAGCTACCGGACGGCGTAGATTGGCTGTGGGCCGGGCTGGTGGAGGTGATTGAGCCTGAGCAAGAAGCGGCGGTTGCCGAGATGCCCGAGAAGGCCGTCAAGCCGAAGCCCAGAGGACGGAAGAGGGCGACATGAGACTGGTACTGGCGACCGCGCCGACGCAGGAGCCGGTAACGGCGGCAGACATGGCCGCACACAGCCGGATTGATGTGAGCGATGAGGCGCTGCTGAACGTGTACATCAAGGCGGCCCGGCAGTATTGCGAGAAGTACACGCGGCGGGCGTTCATCACCCAGACCTGGGACGCGTACTTCGATTATTGGCCCGCCTCGCCGGTGCATCTGCCCATGCCGCCATTGCAGAGCGTTACCAGTTGGAAGTACACCGACGACGCGGCCGCAACGAGCACATGGGCCAGCAGTAACTATCTGGTGAGCGCAGGCACGCCGGGGCGGGTGTTCGTGGTGAGTGACGCGACAATGCCGACCGTGACGCTGCAAGAGGCCGATGGGGTGGTCATTCGCTTTGTGTGCGGATACGGCAACACGGCGGACAGTGTGCCGGAGAATGTGCGCCAGGCCGTGAGATTGCTGACGGCTCACCTGTACGAGATGCGCGAGCCGACTATCACCGGGACAACGGTCATGCCGGTGCAGTACAGCCTGGAAGCGCTGTTGTACCCTGACCGCTATTGGGTGAAGCAATGAGGGCCGGGCTGTTACGCAACAGAATCACGATACAGCAGAAGACGGCCAGCCAGAACGCGGCGGGCGAGCCTATTTACACCTGGAGCACGCTGTATACGGCCTGGGCCAGCATCGAACCGCTGAGCGCCCGCGAGAGCGTGAGCGGCACAGCGCCGGTGCAGGAAGTGACGCACAGAATCGAGATGCGTTATCGGGATAGTGTAGAGCCTGAAATGCGGGTGAGTTGGACAGACCGCACAGACACAGCGCGGGTGTTCGATATCGAAAGCGTGATTGAACCGTTCAGCCGTGGCGAGCGGTTGCAGTTGCTGGTGAAGGAGTTGGTATGAGCTTCGACCAGGACATCGCCAGGGCTAAGAAGCAGCTTGCCGCGCTGGACGAGCGCATAGGGCGCAACCTGCCGGCCATCGCCGAGGCCGGGGCGGTGGTGTTGCTGGAAGCGGCGAAAGAGAAAGCGCCGGTGCAAACAGGCAAACTCAAGAAGAGCTTGAAGACGCGCAAAGGCAAGCGCAGCCGGGTCAGCGCCGAGCACCTGGTGGCGAGCGACGTGTTCTATGCGCCGTTTGTGGAGTTCGGCACGTCCAAGCGGGCAGCGCATCCGTTTCTGCGCCCGGCGGCGGACACGCGGCATGGCGAGATTACAGCGGCGATGACGAAGGCAGCGATGGACGGCGACGGCATATGAGCGTTGAGACTGACTTCTACTCAGCCGTGACCGGCGACGCGACATTGGCGGCGCTGGTAGGGACGCGGGTGTACCCGGCGATATTGCCGGATAACGCCACGCTGCCCGCGCTGGTTTACTCGGTTATCTCGCAAGTGCCGATTGGTTCGGGCGGCTGCGAGAGTACGCGCGTGCAGGTGGATTGCTACGCGGCTACTTACCTGACAGGCACCAAGGCGCTGCGGAATGGGCTGATAGCGCTGGCGAACGCAACCAGCAACTGGACGCATACGGGTGGGCCGGATTTCTGGGATGACGAATTGGGTATCTATCGGCAGGTGGTGGACCTCATCATCGCCCACAGTGTATAGGAGATTGAGAGATGGCTGCTAATCAGGACAAGTTTGTAGGCGATATGGCTCAGTTCACGTTGGCGAGTACAGATTATCTGTGTCTCACCGACTGGCAAATGAGCGAGGACATCGAGATCGCAGTGGCGCGATGCTCCGGCGCGAGTGGGGCGACGGTGGTGAAGATTCCGACAACCGGCAAGAACACGACTTTCACGTTCAACGTGCTGGCGGAAGATGACTGGGTGACGGAGTTGAACGCTTTGGCTCCAGGCACTACCGGCGCATTCGAGGCGCACCCGGCGGGCGACGTGGCCGGCAAGATTGAGATGACGGCGACAGAAGCCATTGTGCGGTCGCGTGGGTTGACCGTGACGGTTGACGGCCTGGCAGTGATGCCGGTGACGATTGAGATTAACGGCACGCTGACCATCCAGGTGGCGAGTTAATGAAGATAGTCGAGCTAAAGAATCGGCACGTCGCGGCCTGGCAGCGCGAGATTAAGGCGGCAAGACCGGGCGATGTGGAGAACATCGCCCAGTTGCCGAACGCCTGGTTCTACGACATCACCATCCGGGCGGCGTTCAAGGCCGGATGGATGCCGGATGCCACAGAGGACCAGATAGACGACCTGACATTCAAGCAGGCTGAGAAGCTGGCAAC